CAACCGGCGCATCCGGCTTGCCTTCTGTCACCATGACTTCAGACGTGCAGCCCACGCGCATGCCCGTCTCGGCCATCTGCGTGACAAGGTTCATCAAAGCGCCCGATGGCTCTTTGTACGGCAGCGGCATTATGGCCTGCGTGATAGGCATACCATTTGTTTTAACAGTTGCGCCTCCACCCGGAGGAACGCGGAAGATATTCGTATTTTGGCGTGCCCCCGTGTCCGCCATAAGGAAGCCGGGAAAATTGTTATACATGCCAGCGTCAAGTAGCTCACGCCACGCAGCAGTGATAGCGTTAGTCGTGTTGCCCAGAATATGAAGAAGGCCGATGTCATAGAAGCCCATCCCCGGAACAAACGTATACTTCACAAAGTTCTGGCGGGCAGTTGGAAGTTCTTGATCGTCCTCATCATAATTCCTGACAATGCTCAGGATTTCTTTGGTAGAGGCGTCAATCGTGACACGGTAAGGAATCTCTAAGCCGGTCTCTTTACTCTTGTACCGATGCTCAAAGCCGCTGATATTCAACTCGCAGTAGCACTCAAAGATTTCACGGTCACGATCATCAGGGTTGTAGCTATCGGGGCTAATGCCCTGTTGGCTCATCTGTTCGCGCTGAACGCTATCAAGCTGCGGGGCCTTTGGCGTGGAAAGATCAATGTCACGGTAAACGCCAAGAATTTGCAGGCGCTTGACCGTGGACGGACGCATATACACGCGATGCGTAATGCGCTTTGAGTTATTTAGATCAGTGGCGGCGTTGTTGACAATCAGATCGTCTGCATCAACGCTTTCCGACACCGGGCGATTACGCAACGGGCAGAAGTACACCTTCTTAAACGAAGAGCCACCAAACCCAAGCATGAGCAACATGCGGTCGGTGTCAGGATAATACTCAGTGGCAATGCTTGTCAGGTAATGATTGAGATCACGCTGGAGTGCATTAGCCATTTGATCTTGTTGCAGCGTGGAACGTGTAGAGTCGTTCCTGATCTTTACCGGACCGTCAGTGGGAAGAAGCTCTGATCTCGCGTTGGCCTGAAACCTAAGCACCGCTTCCAGCAACAGAGGGTGTCGGACCTTTGACATGCCCTCAACCGGTGCGCCATCTGACGCGCCAGCAAGTCCGGGTATCTCAATCTTCAAGCCAAGGAGCTTGATGCCCTGCGCGCGATCCTCAATCCATTCCTTGCGGCTATCCATATCATCTTGGATGCCTTTCATAAGGTCGGATGAGATGCGTGACAGCTCTGTGCTGTCAATGTCCTCAACTAGATTGTCAAACCAACCCCCGCCAGAGCGTTCACGGGCGCGTTCAATAGGTCTGCCATCTAGTGAAACAGAGATAGAGCCGTCTGCGTGTTCAATCTTCAGGACGTTTCCATCAACATCCATCTCAGGACGATCTTCTTGACCGCCCTCATCATACTCAACAATCACCTCAGTCTCGTTAGGCAACCCTTCTGCTTCAGGGCCAGCCTGACGGATGTTGGGAACAAGACCGGGCGTAAGCGGCATGACTATTCCTCTTCAGAGCCTAGCTGCTCCATCTCTTCAACGAAGCGGCGGATGCCCTCTTGGGCGGCAAGTGTATCTGATTTAGCTTGAATTTCATAGTGACGCACGTAGTCGTGTGGTTCTTTGCCCCAAACTTCCACCTTAAACTTGCCCAGACTGAACACAGAAGGCGGAATTAGCACGTCAACTACAGCTTGAGCCAGTACGCTGGACATTTCCTCACCCTAAATCAGATCGGATACAACGGAGCCCAAGTATTATTGCCTTGGAACGTCATATTTGCTTCAGCTTCAGCCGACCATTCCTCGCCACGGATCAAAACTCCGGTGTCGCGGAGGTGCCGCATCGCCATTGACACGGTATCCACCAAGTCATCGTGCTTTCCTTTTGGAAATTGGCCGACTTGGGCGATTACCATCTCGGCCCATTGCTTGTTTGGCGCGAAAACGATGTTTTCTGCAAACAAATGCTGGACTGAGTACAGTCTTGCTACCTTATCTTGACCTTTTGGGTCAAACAAATGCACGCCAAACCGCTCAAAACCGTACAAACGACGGATTTCTTGGGCTACGGAATGGCCTGCCGCCTTATTCTCGATAAGAAGCGTGTCAACTTTGAACTTCCGGCAGCTATCTGACACCCGTGACACGAGGTCATGTAGCTCATGACGCCCCTGCCAAGCGTACATGAGCATGACTCTAGGGTGACTTTCCGAGTAGGACCGCTCTGAGCCGCCGAGGGCTTTGACGTTTTGAGCTACAACGTCACCAGAGAACACGCCCCAGATGGTCAGAGCGGACGGATCGTTCTCTGTTTTGCTGGTGTAGGCGGTATCTAGGCAGGCGATGATGAGGTCCATGTTGGGATAGATGGGGTTATCCCATGGTTGCCACCAATCTCGCTTAATGATGCCGCCACCCTTGGGTTCTGGACGCTGCTGAAGCTGGCCGGCAGCCGCCCACGGGCCCAGTTGCTTTTCCAGAATGGCGACTTCGCGGTCGCCAAAGCGCTCAGGCCAGAGAAGAGCGCCTTCGCGGTCCTCTAGCTCCACCTGTGCTTCAGGTGACACAGGAATCCGCTCGCCATCGTCGGTCACTTCAATGAGGGGGGTGCCATCATCTGTCAGGCCACGGGGGTCATGCCAACCAATGGAGGTGTAGCTGTGCCGTTGCCATTCATAGCGCATGGGCAGACACAGGTGGGTCCACTCCCCTACGTCTTTGGACATGATATGACCGGTCAGGTCTTCCTCGGAGAGCCGCTGCTGAATGACAATGAACGCGCCAGTTTTTGGGTCATTGAGGCGGGTTGAGAGCGCAGAGTCCCACCACTCAATCGTGGTTTGGATCGTGGCTTCTGAATGAGCTTCTTGGGCCGCGTTAGGATCGTCAACAACGATAATCGAGCCGCCTTCGCCCGTAAGAGCCGAGCCAACAGACGTTGAGAGCCGGGTGCCGTTCTTGTCATTGTCAAACCGGGTCTTGGTGTTCTGGTCGCCGGTGAGCTTAAACCGCTCGCCCCACCGCTCCTGATACCACGGACTTTCAATGAGACGGCGGCATTTGACGCTATCCCTGAGAGAAAGCTGTTGAGCGTAGGAGGCATGAAGGAACTGAACGCCGGGCCCGGACGTTGGTGTTAGCCAAGGCTGCGCCCATACCCATGCGGGGAAAGCTACAGAGGTGAGGGTAGACTTAGAGCAGCGGGGCGGGATGTTGATGATGAGCCGCCTGATCTCTCCGTCCGCTACAGCCTGTAGGTGTTCAGCTACAGCTTGAATGGGCCAGCCGTCAGTGAAAGGCGAGGCGTCTATGTACTTCCAGCCGCCCTTGAGGAACGTATAGAGATCATCTTCACAGTCAGCGCGGTCCAGTTCCATAAGTTGGCGGTCAACGTCAATCTTTTGGCCGTCAATCTCTAAGACTGGCATGTCATTCTTCCAAATGTACTATGGCGAGGCCAATCCCCGCCAAGATGACAATGAAGATAAATATAAGCTCAGGGTTGTGCATATCGCCTTTGCCCTATTTAGAGCCGCCATTGATTTCCCTCAGCACTTCTCGCGTCTGCGGCTCCATGTAACAGGAATTGTCCCGAGATATGTAGGCTGACATGTCGTATATAGCCGCCCGCAGCCGGTCTACCTGAGCTTCCAGCTCCTCAATGCGCAGCCGGGCTTCCCGCAGCTTTGCCATTGAGGCCAGATGGTTCTGGTACAGTTTACGATTGCTTTCGTTAGCTATGTCGCCGCGCGTGTTCATTTGCGGCTCCGCTTCTTCTTAGCGCGGGCTTTAGCTTTAGACTTAGATATGTCTTTAAGGACATCTTTCAGGTCCCGCGCCAGAGGGTCCCTAGCCTCGCTTTCGCCGGGAACAATCCCGAGCTTTTGCAGATGCGCAACGGGATCGTAGCCATTGGTGATGTCAACATAGGCTTTGGGATGGTTCCCAAGATCGTCAAAGAAGAAGTTTAGGGACGCTGCATAAATCTGAAGGTCTGTCTTAAACTCAACGTCCTCTACATGCGCTGCCGCCTGACCCAATAGTTCCTGACACCGCTTGAGGCACTTAACCACATGCACATACTTTGTGGTCGGGACCGTATTCTCTAAAGCACTCGTAATCTCTTGAATAAGATGGTCATGTTTACCCATGTCATCCCCCTATATGCTATACTTGGAATCAAGGGACCCGTTTAGGGACCCCGCCAAAAGGGACCCATAGTGGGGGGACCCTATGCCGGGGGGGTCTTCTTCTC